CTGGCACCCGCATGCGCAGTGACCAGTGGTACGTGGAGATCGAGGCGGTGGCCGCTGGAAAGTTTTACCTCAACAGCAAAGGAGCAAACCATGATTGATTGGGACAAGCTGCACGGCATCATCATCTACATCTTGTTCGCCGCATCGCTGGTCGGCTTGGTGTTCATGTTCACCCTGCTGTGGATCAGTGTATGAAGACCATCGCCGTTTTTCTTCTGGTACTGGGGGCGTTGCTGCTGGGCCAGTATTTTGACCAAGACCTAATGCCACAACAACAAAAGGAGGCCAAGTAATGGCGATACACACAGACGAGGTGATCCGCAACCACCTACGAGACCACCAAGGGCAGACCGTGACGCAGATCGCGTCGGCACTGAGCCTTGGACCGTCTCGGGTGCGTGCGGTATTGAAGAGTATGGTGGACGTGTACGTCAGCGGCTACACGGCCAACACCGACGGGGTGTCCGGAAGGGCGGTCCCGAGTGTCGCGGTGTACTGCGTGGCCGAGATACCGAAGGACTGCCCAGCACCATGATCAAGACTATCTTTGCTGACTTCATCCACATCTTCCAGCCACCGACGGCTGACGAGATGGTGGCCGAGGAGCTGGAGCAGGCACGGCGCGAGCTGCTCAAGGCGCACAGCGCCGAGGAGTACGCTCGGTCCATGGCGCAGTACCACCAAGAGCGGATCACCCGGTTGACCAACATCATTGAATATGGAGAACACGATGAACGAACGAGAACTCGACCTATTGGTCGCAGACCTGCAGCATGAAAACAAGCAAATCAGGAACCAGCGTGACGCGGCCATTGAAGAAGCCCTGCGGCTCAGGCACACCCTTGAACACATCTACGCCAAGTGCATTCTGGCCGTTCAAGAGGGTGGACCCAGCCGTATTGGAGGCGCTCCACCGAGCCACGCTGACAAGTCGTCGTACTGAGCAACACAACCAACTTGGCGAGGCGACCATATGAGTGACCAAACAGAAGGCCGCAAGTTTGACGCTGGCAAACCAGACTACACGCTGCTGCCGTGGGCATCCGTTGAAGAGATTGTGAAGGTGCTCGACTTCGGTGCCAAGAAGTACGCCCGAGACAACTGGCGGCACGTGGACAATGCTGAGAACCGGTACCTTGCCGCAGCGTTTAGACACATGGCGGCTTATGCCCAAGGCGAGCAGCACGACCCGGAGACGGGTCTTTCGCATCTGGCACACGTCGGGTGCTGCATCCTATTCCTACTTGACGCAGAAAAGAGAAGCCATGACACAGAGTAAACGCAACGTCTTTGAGGAGTGGGTCGAGAGATACCAGAACAACCCGGTGGCCTTCGTTGACGAGGTGCTGGGGGTGACGCCTGACAAGTGGCAGATCAGGTTCTTGCAGGCCATCGCCAAGGGCAACCGGCGCGTGAGCGTGCGCTCCGGCCACGGCGTGGGCAAGTCCACGGCTAGTGCGTGGGCGATGCTCTGGTACTTCATGACCCGCTCGCCGGTCAAGGTGGTGGTGACCGCCCCGACCAGCTCTCAGTTGTTTGACGCCATGTTCGCGGAGCTGAAGCGGTGGGTGCTGCAGATGCCGCAGCCCCTGCAAGACTTGGTGACGGTCAAGCAGGACCGCATCGTCTTCAACGCCGCACCGGACGAGATGTTCATCTCTGCGCGTACATCACGGGCCGAGCAGCCGGAAGCCTTGCAGGGTATCCACTCGGACAACGTGATGCTGGTGGCCGACGAGGCGTCCGGCGTGCCCGAGCAGGTGTTTGAGGCCGCGGCTGGATCGATGTCCGGCCACAACGCGGTGACCCTGCTGCTGGGCAACCCGACGCGCTCCAGCGGGTTCTTCTACGACACGCACAACCGGCTCTCCAGCGACTGGGTGACGTTCCGGGTGTCGTGCGAGGACTCACCAAGGGTTTCTACTGAGTACGTCGAGGAGATGAAGAGCCGGTATGGCGAGGAGAGCAACGCGTACCGCATCCGCGTGCTGGGCGAGTTCCCGAGGTCCGACGACGACACCATCATCTCCATGGAGCTGATCGAGGCGGCGAAGAACCGCGACGTGCAGCCGACCAAGTACGCGCCCATGATCTGGGGGCTGGACGTGGCACGGTTTGGTTCGGACAGCTCGAGCCTGACCAAGCGCCGGGGAAACACGGTGACCGAGGCCAGCCGGGTGTGGCGCAACTTGGACCTGATGCAACTGACCGGTGCGGTGGTGGCCGAGTACGAGGCGCAGCAGGAGCAGGAGAAACCCGAGTCCATCATGGTGGACAGCATCGGTCTTGGCGCTGGCGTGGTGGACCGGCTGAAGGAGCTGGGCTTGCCTGCGGTGGGCATCAACGTGAGCGAAAGCCCGAGCTTCTCGCCCAACCAGACCTACGCCAACCTGAAGGCCGAGCTTTGGTACAAGTGCAAGGCGTGGTTTGAGAAGCGCGACTGCCGCATCCCCGACGACAGCCGACTGACGGCAGAGCTGGCCACGGTGCGGTACACGTTCTCCAGCACGGGCAAGACCCGCGTGGAGTCCAAGGAGGACATCAAAAAGCGCGGCCTGAAGTCACCCGACTGCGCCGATTCCTTGATCCTGACGTTTGCTGGGGACGCGGCCACGGGCATGTACGGCTCCACCGGTGGCTCCAAGAACTGGGCCAAGCCCCTGCGAAGGAATGTGCCACGGCTGGCGTAAAGGTGCGAAAATCACGCGCAAGCGAGGTGAACTTATGCCACTGAAACAAGGCTATTCTCAAAAAACGGTCTCTTCCAACATCAAGAAAGAGGTCAAAGCTGGCAAGCCGCAGAAGCAGGCGGTGGCCATTGCCTTGAGCGTGGCCGAAAAGGCCAAGGCAAAGAAAGGCAAAAAATGAAGGGTCTGTACGCAAACATCGCAGCAAAGCGCGAGCGCATCAAAGAAGGCTCCAAGGAGAAGATGCGCAAACCCGGCACCAAGGGTGCCCCAACCGCTGCGGCCTTCAAGGCCTCGGCAAAAACCGCCAAGAAAGGCAAATGAACATGGCCACCAAGAAGATGATCCCAATCAAGTCGTTCAAACCCTGCCCCGGCTGTCCAACACCGGGCAAGTGCAAGGCCGCTGGCAAGTGCATGGCCAAGGCAAAAGCCAAGTGATGGCCAACAACGTAAAGTGGTGAGAACATGAAAAAGTACGACACGGACGAGAGCTACCAAGACGACGGCATGAAGCTGGCCGAGGACGCCCAGCGCGAGGTGGCCGAGCTGGAGGAGGACGAGACCGGCGAGTCGTCTGCCCTGTTCATGAACGAGCACGACTTCCAGTCGGTGGTCTCTGCCGAGATTGAGGACGCCGTCACCTACGTGGACACCGACCTCAGTCCGTCTCGTGCTCAGGCCACGGCCTACTACCGTGGCGACCCGTTCGGCAACGAGGAGGAGGGCAACAGCCGTGTGGTGGCCACCGAGGTGCGCGACACGGTCAACGCCATGCTGCCCAGCATCATGCGGGTGTTCTTCAGTTCCGAGCGCGTGGTCGAGTTCATGCCCCGTGGCCCCGAGGACGTCAAGGCGTCTGAGCAGGCGAGCGACTACGCCAACTACGTCCTGAACCAAGACAACCCCGGCTTCATGGTGCTGTACGGCACCTTCAAAGACAGCTTGGTCCGCAAGTGCGGCATCGTGAAGACGTGGTGGGCCAAGAACACCACCGTGCGCACCGAGAAGTACACCGGGCTGGACGAGGGCACCGTGATGCTGATCCAGCAGGAGTCGGGGGCCGTGGTGACCGTGATCACCCAGTACGACGACCCGGACGTGCTTGAGCCTCAGTTGACCATTGACCCCATGACCGGCCAGCCGATGCTGATGCCGGTCCCTCAGTTGTTTGACGTCGAGGTCAAGCGCACCATTGAGGAGGGCAAGATTTGCATCGAGGGCGTGCCCCCAGAAGAGTTCCTGATCGACCGCAACGCACGCGACTTGGACTCCGCTGCGTTTGTTGGCCACCGCAAGATGGCCACCGTGGCCGAGCTGCTGGAGATGGGCTACGACGAAAACCTGATCATGGAGAACATCTCCACGACCGACTTTGAGTACAACGACGAGTACCTGCGCCGCCGTCCAACGACCACCACCATTGGCTCGATCAACGAGTCGCACAACCCGGCCATGCAGCGTGCTTTGTACGTCGAGGGCTATATGCGCGTGGACTACGACGGCGACGGCATCCCCGAGCTGCGCAAGGTGTGCTGCTTGGGCGAGGGCTACACCATCGTCAACAACGAGCCAGCCGACATGACTGGCTTTTCCGACTTTCCGTGCGACCCCGAGCCACACACAAGTCCGCTTGAGGCCAACAGCATTTTTGACTTCACCAAGGACTTGCAGGAGATCAAGAGCGACATCCTGCGCAACACCTTGGACAGCTTGGCGCAATCGATCCACCCGCGCACCGCGGTGGTGGAGGGCCAAGTCAACATGGACGACGTGCTCAACAACGAGACGGGTGCCATCATCCGCATGCGAGCACCCGGCATGGTGATGCCTTTGGCCCAGCCGTTTGTCGGACAGGCCGCGTTCCCGATGCTGGAGTACATGGACAGCATCAAGGAGGAGCGCACCGGCATGAGCCGTGCGTCAATGGGCCTGAACGCCGACGCCTTGCAGTCCAGCACCAAGGCCGCTGTGAGCGCCACGGTGAGCGCCAACCAGATGCGCATTGAGCTGACCACGCGCATCTTGGCCGAGGGTATGAAGAAGCTGTTTAAGGTGATCTTGCAGTTGTCTGTGAAGCACCAAGACAAGCCCCGCATGGTCCGTCTGCGCAACGACTGGGTGCAGGTTGACCCACGCTCGTGGGACGCCACCATGGACGTGGCCATCAACGTGGGCATGGGCACTGGCGACACCGAGCAGAAGATGCAGATGCTGGGCATGATCAGTTCCAAGCAGGAGCAGGCCTTGACGCAGATGGGTCCAATGAACCCGCTGGTGTCGCCTGCACAGTACGCCAACACGCTTCGCAAGATGGTCGAGCTTGCCGGGTTCAAGGACGCCAGCCAGTTCTTCAACGCGATCCCTGCAGACTACCAGCCACCACAGTCGCAAGAGCCTGCCAAGCCGTCTCCAGAAGAGATGCTGGCACAGGTGCAGGTGCAGTCGATTCAGGCCGACATCCAGAAGAAAGCCGCCGAGCTACAGCTTGAACAGCAGAAGATGCAGATGGCCGACGACCGCGAGCGCGACAAGATCGAGACCGACCGCTTCATCAAGCTGCGCGAGCTGGAGCTGAAGTACGGCGCGGTGATCAACGAGCAGCAGCTCAACGTGCAAGTCGAGCGTGACCGCATGGCCATGCAAACGATGAATCCGGGTGTGGTCTGATGGCCAACCTGCACGACACGCTGGAGCTGGGACGCGAAGCCGAGGAGCTGATGAGTCCCGGCTCGACGCTCAACGAAGCGTTAAAGGAACTGCAAGACCGTTACACAAACGAGTGGAAAGATAGTAAAGTTGATGAAGTCGAAAAGCGCGAGAAGGCCTACATGGCCATCACCGCAATTGAAGACATCAAGACCCAGTTGCAGACCTACATCGACCGCGCAACGTATGCGCAACGGCAGGTTCAACGGGGATGAGTTTGAAGTAACATAGGAATCAAAGACATGAGCGACACCACGGGTCAAACCAGTTCGCAGTCCATGACCGCAGCGCAAGCTGCATCAGCCTTTGAAGCGATGCTGCCCTTGGAAGAGGGAGAACAGCAAGAGCAAGAAGAGGCGCTGGAGGATGAGCAATCATCCGAATCCGTCGAGGCAGACGAGTCTGATGATGAGAACGCGACAGACGAAGATGCCGAAGGCGAAGAGTCCGATGGGGATGAAGAGACCGAGCAGCAGGAACAGCCATCAAAGTTCACCGTCAAAGTTGACGGCAAAGAAGTTGAGGTGTCGCTGGAAGAGCTGCAAAAGGGCTACAGCCGCACAGAGGACTACACGCGCAAGACACAGGCACTTGCCCAAGAGCGCAAAGCAGCTCAGGCAGAACTGGAGTCGGTGCGTACCGAGCGAGCACAGTATTCTCAATTGTTGACGGCCCTGCAAGCCCAACTGCAAGACGCGCAGCAGCCCAACGTCGATATGGATCGTCTTTATAACGAAGACCCCATCGAGTGGGTGAGACAGCGCGAGATGCAGCGAGTGAACGCTGAAAAGATGATGGCTATCCAGTCAGAACAGCAGCGTTTGCAACAGGAGCATCAGAGGGAATCGCACAAGGCGATGCAAGAACGACTCCATCAGGAGAAGGACTTG